ACTTGACTTTGAGAAAGATAATTACCATTGAAGACATAAAAGGAGCTCAATAATGGCTGAACAAACTTTTAGATCCCCCGGCTTTTTCGAGAGAGAAATTGATTTATCCGGTCAGGAAGTAGAACCAACTGGTACCCCTGCGGGTGTTATTGGAACTGCAGAACGAGGACCGGCGTTTATTCCAGTAACCGTAGGTTCAATATCAGATTTTACTGCAAGATTTGGAGATCTAGATCCCGAACGCGCAGGTCCATATGCTGTCAACGAATATTTGAAGTGGAAAGACGCCGTAACTTTCATGCGAGTTCTCGGTGCTGGTTCAAATGATACGTCGTCTGAGATTAGCAATACTAGAACTTATGGAATTGTTTCAAAGGCTGGTTTTAAGGCAACGGCAAAAACATATACTCGTACTGATGATGCAGGTGTGGATCACACGCTGACAACAGGGCAACCGGTTTTCTTGCAGGCACAACATTATATTTCAGCATCAGTTGAAGGCTTTGCCTTTCCGCAATTCAGTGATAACAGTTCATTCCTTGTTACTGCAGCCTCTGCATCAAATGTTGCATATGTCACCCGTGCTATGATATTGCCTTCGACTGGCTCTCGTATTATTATTACTGACATGACGGCTTCCACCGCGTGGCCACCGTCTCCTGAAAGCACTACAGGTGATGATCCTATTAATTTTCCAAATAATGTTTGTCATCTCGCCCGGGATTCATCTAAAGATTTTTATCGAAAATTTAGAATTATTGTATCTTCATCAGCTGGTGCAGTATGGGCAAATGATGATAATATTCCAGGCTGTAGAATGTATACTGCATCCTTGAATCCTACAAGTGATGATTATATTTCTCGTGTTCTCAATACCGACCCAACAGATTTCCAAGAAAAGCAACATTTGCTTTACTTAGACTTTCCAGTTGAGCATGAACTTGCACCAATCCGCGAAATTCTCGGAGGTACTGCATATTCTGTTGCAAATTCTACAATTATGTTGTGCTCCGGATCTGGCGTGACTAACGCTGAAGGTGGACAGAGTGATACCTATGGTAATTCATTTGGAAGGTTTGATACAAGGTACACAACACCTCAGACACCTCCTATTATATCACAGCCATTTGGTTCTACGGAATATGATTTGTTTCACTTTGAAACAATTTCTGATGGGGCATATGGTTCCGATCAATTAAAAATTAGTATTGCAAATATTCGGGCATCTACTGACGAAAACTATCCATACAGTCAATTTGAAGTTCAGGTTAGAAAGTTTGGTGATTCTGACGAGGCAAAAGAAGTTATAGAGACTTTCCCGGATGTGAGTCTTGACCCCAAAAGTGACAGGTTTATTGGAAAACAAATTGGTGACTTTAAACCTCGGTTTAACTTTGACTCACTGGACCTTGATGAACAAAGAATTGTTGTAAGTGGAAAATATCCAAATATAAGCCGTTATATTCGTGTTGTTCTGAACCAAAAAGTCTATGATGGAGAAGTTCCAAGAGATGCAACACCATTTGGTTTCCGTGGTATTCCGGTACTTAAGACATCTGATTCTATGACTGATGATGCCAACACAGTTCTTGAAGGCCGTGACAATTTACAACTCGGTAACAAGATGAAAATGGATTGGATAGGATCGACTGACGTGGTTGGTAGAAGAGTTTGTGGGATGGTGGAAAACCGACTTTCAGGCTCGATTTTGCCACCTTTGCCACTTAGGTTCAAGGTGACAAAAGGTAACGTTCCACAGACTGCTGGCCCTTATATTGGATACCCATCAAGCAAAGAACGTGCAGACTCACGCCTTTATTGGGGTACGAAATATTTACGTTGCGGTGATGAAAACACTGTATCAAATGCAGGTCTCAATCCAAACGCTGGTACGTTGATCAACGAAACTGTTAGGTCATATGGAAAATTCCAGGGTATTATCGGCCTAGACAACTTGGTCACAGGTACTGGTGCCGATGTGTTCAATGATAACAAGTTTACAATGGCAAGAGTTGCACTATCAACAACTGCCATGACAAATCTCACAGGTTCGGCAGGACAACATATGCTTGAAGCTGCATATTTGAGAGACAAATATCCAGAATCAACCAAATATACAATTAATGATGGTTTAACATCTGGAAGATTTACATTTGCAACTTTAATTGCAAGCTCATCAGTCAAGTTTAATAGGTTTACACCTTACGCTAAGTTTACCATACCATTCTTTGGAGGGTTCGATGGGTTAAACATACTTGACAAGGATGAATATTATCTCAATGACAAAGCCGCGGCAACTGATACAGGTGGTAAAGCAGGTGACTCCATTACCGGCGGTCTCGGACTTGTGGGAACAGATGACGGTTCAATGATGGGTAAGGGTGCACAAAATAATGCTGTGTTCAGTTATACTAAGGCAGTCAATATTATGACTGATCCTTTGACTGTCCGCCATAACCTGCTGGCTGTTCCAGGAATTAGAGATCCTTTCATTACTGATGAAGCCATGACCGGCGTTAAGGCATATTCACTTGCAATGTATGTAATGGATGCACAACACTATGATGAAGACGGAAACAGACTCTTCCTTGACAATCCAAAGCGCCCTGACGTTAGAGAAACAGTTGAACAGTTTGAGGGTCGACGTGTTGACAATAACTACACTGCAACATATTTCCCTGATGTGTTTATAGATGACGAAACAAATAACAGACCTGTTATGGTGCCGTCATCAGTTGCGGCATACGGTGCACTTGCGTATAACGACAGTGTTGCCTTTCCCTGGTTTGCTCCAGCAGGCTTTAACCGTGGTGCACTCGGGTTTGTTAGGAACACTGAGGTGAGGCTGACATCAGGTGATAGAGACAGTCTTTATGACGCCAGAATCAATCCAATTGCAAACTTCCCTGATGGTGGTTTTGTGATATTCGGCCAGAAGACGTTACAAATCACAAGGTCAGCCCTCGATCGTGTTAATGTCCGTCGGATGTTACTTGAAGTCAAGAGGCAAATTTCAAATGTCGCAGAACAACTCTTGTTTGAACCAAATAATGCAAACACTCGAGCAAGATTTATCAGTCAAGCATCTCCTATTTTGTCATTAATCCAGGCTCAGTCTGGTATTGAGAAATTTTCCATTGTTATGGATGATACAAATAATACCCAAGAAGATGTTGAAGCAAACAAGCTAAACGGTAGAATTGTTGTTGTACCAACTCGCGCAATCGAGTTTATCGCAATTGACTTTATTATTACCAATGCTGGAGTTGAATTTGCCTAATGAGCGGACCTGGAACTGAAGTAGTTATAGGCACCTATTATGGTGAAACGCGCACGAGGCAAACCACCGGCCCCGCTGGGCTTGGGACGGTTGGACCATCTTCGCGAGGTCCAGCCTTTGTCCCCATAGGGATTTCAGATATAGGTCAGTATGTTAACAGTTTTGGAAACATTTCTGCGGCTAATTTTGCAACGCTTGCAGTATCAGCTTGGCTTGACCATTCCGCAGGCTGTACATTTATTCGTCTTTTAGGAATAGGTGACGGTAGAAAAAGACTGGAAACTGCATTAATTGATTCTACGGGTGAAAATTTACCTGCCGGTGCTGTTAAAAATTCCGGCTTTATTGTCGGATCAAGATTGACAGGCTCAAATGGGTATTTGGGATCAAATCCATTTGCTGTTGACGGTGGATTACCTGGTAGGGTTTATTTTCTTGGCACGTTTATGTCTAATTCTGCAGGTAGTACATACCTTAGCGATGCAGGAATTCAGACTGATGGAACGAATCTAAAGGCCAGTGCAACTACCGCTGGATTATCTACCAATATTGTAATAACGTCAAAATATGCCGGAGTTACATATAATGGCCGTACATTTCAGCTACAAGTAGACCCCTCCGCGGCTCGAGGCGCTGGAATTCTTGAGTGTACATTTTCTGGAACACCAGAAGCAATTAAGTTGACAGTGCAGTTAAATTCTGATGCTCCTGCATTAGGCACCTCTGCTGAGATAGTTGACATAATTAACTTAGGCTATTCGTCTACAATAGCTACGCCAGTAGTGACAGATCCAAGCAATCTAAGAAGTCTTGTTTCTGCAACTGGCGGCGACAGTGTACTTCTGGCTGATACAGATGATCAGACTATTACCTTCGGAGACGGAACTAATGGTTTTTCTGTTCCCATCCTACGCGGTGTTTTGTTTGCTGCTTCTGGAGTGCTGCCTGCACTGTCCGGAAATTATACAGGAAACGCGTCATCTGCATCAATGGCAATAGATGGCGTTCCAGGTTCAGGTGCTACGGTGGGAAGTTTCGCACCCGGTCAGGATGGAGGTTCTACAATAGGTTCTGTCAATCTTTCTTCTGGGCAAGAATCATTTAAATTGCTTTTAAATGGCCACCAAAATGATGATCATCCATCTGAAATTGTGGCATCATTTAATCCTGTTGCTATAGCTGGATCCGGAGAAGTTGAAGAAATAATAGGGAACCCACTCTATATTGGTGAGGTTTTAAATACAGATCCAACTAAAATAAGAGAGACCGGTCATTATCTTTACACTCACTACGAAATCCCACAGGCTTTAGCACAGGCCAGTGGTACAGGTTCGATAGCTTCAGGTACTGAAAAAGAGACAGCTACCGGTAATTGGTTATATGATATTGCATTTTTAGTTACTGCATCTTTGCCGCGAAATGTATCAGACAGTGCGGGGTCACTAGGTATTCCTAATTTTGAAAACTTTTCAGATCGCTATCAAGCTGCAAAATCTCCAACTGTTTTTTCGCAATATATCCAAAACAAACAGCACGATTTATTTAGGTTTCATGCTCTTGATGACGGCGAGTTTGGAAATGATCAAGTAAAGATTAGTATAACAAATCTTCAGCCCCCTGAAGAAGTTGGGTCTTATGGTTCTTTTGACATAACCGTACGGTCATGGGACAATTTGGACGAAGCTTTTACAGGCTTGTCAGGATCAACAGAACAATTTCTCGGGTGTAATTTAAACCCAGAATCAGATAGTTATATTGCAAAAATGATTGGTGATCAACATTATTATTATAATTTTGATGCAAAAAGATTTGATGGGCAAAGATTTGTTTTAGATGGGCAACATGCAAATAATTCTGCATTAGTTAGGGTTGAAGTTGTCGACAGTGTTGAGAATCAAACTTTACCTACCGAAGTTCTACCAGCTGGTTTTCATGGTTTTGGTCATCTTATAACATCAGGTTCTTCGATTATGAGTAATCCTGAACATCCGCTCAATGATATTTTCCCTAGTTCTGGTGATAATCCTACTGCAATTTCTGGATCTGTTATATCTAGCCTGACAAATTGGGCACATAAGATTGTTGAACCACCAATTACTTATAGGATAAGTCTTGGAGATGATGATTATCCACTATCGTCAACTCCGTCTGAACGTTCATTAGGCAATTTTTGTTGGGGTGTACAAACAACAAAAATACCAACAATTAAGCAACCCAATTTAGACAACAATCAAAATCAATCAATCAAGTCATATACAACATATTTTCCATCTTTTTCAACAATCAGGCAAAATGCATATGTTTCTGACAATGTTGGAGTAGCAGATTCTAATGGAACAATCTATGATGTAGACCGCTTTAACAATAATAAATTTAGCCTTGAAAACATATTGGTTCACGTTGATTCATCTGGTGCAGTTAGAAGCGATGAGTGGGCTTATGCAAGATATTCTAGAAACAGAAAAAAAATTCCACTCATAGATTCGACACTAATTGAAATTACTGATCCTACCAGAGTCAGATTTCTCAATTTCAATAAAGATGTCACACCAAGCAAAATTAATACTATTGTAGATTTTCTAAAATTTACTTTTATTATGCAGGGCGGGTTTGATGGTTTTAATATCTTCTCTCGTGAAAAAGCTGCTTTTTCAAACCTGGCTGCTTATTTTGAAATGTTAGATCCAGCACAAGGCACTACAGAGGGACAAGTTGTCAGCGCTTATCTTAAGGCTTTACAAATGCTTGAAGACAAGTCAGAGGTTGAAATTAAACTTCTTGCCCTCCCGGGGATTAGAATTGAAGCAATTACTAATAAGGCTATAGGGCTGGCTGAAGACAGATTCGACACCTTTTATGTGATGGATATTGAAGAAATATCCACCAATGGCAATGTCGTAACGTCATCAACTGACGTTCCGTCTACTGCGTTAACTGCTGAAAATTTTAAATCTCGAGCAATGGACAGTACGTTTACGGCGGTGTACTTCCCAGACATCCAAATGGCTGATCCGGCTAGTGCAATAGGAACACTTGTGTATGCACCCCCATCAATATCAGTAATTAGAGTCTTTGGGCGTCTTGATGGTGAATCAAATATTAATGCCCCAGCAGGGTTTTCGAGAGGTTTGATTGCTGCATATGACGAAGATACCGCTTTAGCTATACAGACCAAAATCCCAATGGGTGATGTTGATCAGGCAACAAAGATCAGCACACTTTACTCTGCATCTATTAACCCTATAATTGATAGTGAATCGGGACTATGTCTGTTCGGCCAGAGAACGCTTATGTCATCGGCGGAAACTATGTTACAGAGGATCTCTGTTAGAAGAATGATTATAGATATTCGTAGGTATGTTAAAACCGTAGCCCGCGCTGTGTTGTTTGATCAGAATAGAGATGATGTTTTGCAAAATTTTAGAGAAGGAATTGAACCTATATTATCTATGATGAAAGATCGTGGAGGTATAAGTAGATATAAGGTGGTGGTCGATGAGACCACTACGTCCCAGGCTGATATTGAGAATAATATTGTTCGAGGAAAGGTTTTTCTGCAACCAAATAAGTCAGATGAAATAATTCAGGTTGACTTTACGACTTAACTATTGACTAAGAGTTTTTTTGATGAATATTTACTACTGTAAAAAGGAGCTATAACATGGCGGAACTCACATTTAAGAGCCCCGGTATTAGTACAAAAGAAATTGACCTGAGTGGTCCAACTGCAATTTCTCCAACTGGAGTACCTGCAGGAATTATTGGAACTGCAAACCAGGGTCCTGCTTTTGTACCAGTTACGGTGGCAACCTTCGCGGATTTTATGACATATTTCGGCAAGACTGACGGCGAAAAATTTGGGCCGTTAGCAATGTACGAATGGATGAAAAATGCCAGTGCTGGAACTTATTTAAGAGTTCTCGGTGCCGGTGATGGCAAAAAGAGACTAAGTAGCAACGGAACTGATGCAAAAGAAGAAGTTGTTCCAGCAGGTGGTGTCACAAATGCTGGCTTCATCGCCGGTAGTAGGCAGGTTAGAAAATCAACTGGTCTAATTAATCACAATGCATATGGACTACAAGGTGGAGCACTTGGTCGGACATACTTCCTCGGCGCATTCATGTCGGAGTCAAATGGGAGCCGGTTCTTAAGTGATGCTGGAATACAGACTCCAGGATCAATGGTGGCAGCAACGCTAGATGATGCAGTCAATATCTCCGCAGTTCCGAGTGATGGCGAAACAATTACGATCACGATTCCAGCTGGCTACGGTGCAGATGCCGGAACCGAGATCATTATGTATTTTAAGACAGCAGTCGGCGCGCCAGGTGCTAATGAAATTCATATGTTAATTGATGGTGGTGGCACGACTGGAAACAGTACCAGATTTAGAGACGCAATCAACGGCGAAAGCGACGCGACTAAAGTGGTATATGGTTCTGGCATCGATGACGGTGCAAACAATGGTATCGCCAGCTTAACGGCATCCGCAGGAACTTCTGGGGTAAGGTTTACAAAACTGGACGCAGATATTGCTGGGTCAAAAGGCAATAGCATTACCCTGGCAGAGACCGGTGTTAATATTGACCTTGCTGCTGCAAGTCTTGCCGGCGGCCTTGATGGTGGTCGTGCAGTTCCAATAGTCCGCGGGCTTATTCTTGCTGCGTCTGGCGTTATCCCCACACTGTCAGGTAACTTAACACCGAATGCAAGCACTGCATCTTATAAAAACCCCATGAGATCAGGAATTGCTCAGAATTTCACCGCCGGTCACATTGGTGGTTCACCTAATGGTTCTATTACTTGTGGAACCGGGTCGACCGATTACAATTTCAGATTGTTACTTAACGGTCATAAAAATACTGGTGAATTTCCAAACGAAATTGTTGCGTCATTGAACCCTGAGAAGGCAAATTATGTGTCCGCAGTGCTCAATACTGATCCAGCAAAATTGCAGCAGGCTGGTTACGTTCTTTATTCACACTTTGATGTTACGACTGCACAAGCTGTAATTACCGGTTCAGGCCTTGGATCACCTCCCACTCCTCCCGTGATGTGGCGAAACAACCAGCAACAAGAAGTTGCGTTCTTGATGACTTCTTCTCTGGCACGAAACAAAAATGACACCGGAACCACATCGATTCCAAACTATGAGAACTTTAGTGATAGATTCCAGCATGCATTTTCGCCTGCAGTTGTATCACAGAAAATCGGTGGTAAAAACAAAGATCTCTTTACGGTTCATTGCCTTGATGCTGGAGCATTTACAAACACCAACGTTAAGGTGTCAATTGAGAATATTAGAAAGTCCAAACAAGATGATGATTATGGAAAATTTGATCTGATTGTTAGGAAGTTTAATGACAGTGATGAGGCTGTGTCTGTGATTGAGACTGGGGAATCATTTAGAGGCTTAAGCCTTGATCCTACGTCAAATGATTACATCGGCCGCCGGATTGGTACTGTTAACAAGTATTATGATTTTGATAAGCTGGACGCGTCACAAAAGATTACCGTTGATGGTGTCCATCCAAACAAATCACGCTACATCCGTGTCAGTATTGCCACCGAAGTTGACAGTGGTGATATTACAAAGACCGCTTTACCAGTTGGTTTCCGCGGTCCTTATCACCTCGTAACGTCAGGCTCAGGAATTTTTGAGACCAACGCAGTTCCAGCTGCAGCCACTATGGACGGCCGGACTGCCGGATCATTTATAACGTCTGCGTCACTTTACTTTGGGCAAATTACTGAGCCGCCTATTCCATACCGTATCAGTATTGCTGACGGCACTGGTGGAAAGAAGAAACCAAATTCTTCATATTACTGGGGATTGCAGACAACCCGGGTGACTCAAGCAGCACAGCCAAATGCAAGCCGAATTTTTAACAAGGGAATTGCTGCTCACACAACGTATTATCCGAAGTTCCCTACCGCGCGCCAAGCCCCATGGGTTGGTGACAATGTCGGTGCTGTGGCATCGGAAGGTTCTGTTTACGATTCCGATAAGTTTAACAACAATCTATTCACACTTGAGAACATTCAGGTTCATACAAAATCAACATCGGACATTGTCGATTTTAGAGAGTGGGGCTTTGCTCAGTACAGAAGGAATGGCGAGCTGCTTGCAGCCGCTGATTTCCCCAACAAAGGTGGCTCAAAGTTAGAGCAAGGGCGTTTCTTAAATGTTGCTAAAGACTTTGGTGACATTGCATCGTTTAAGTACTTTAAGTTTACAATGCCAGTTCAAGGTGGTTTTGATGGAGTCAATCTGTTTGATAAAGCCAAGACTCAAATGAATGACAACGCCTGTAAGCGCGAAATGGCAGATGAAAGTCAAGGGCAGACCGCCGGACCCACTGTTAGTGCATACATGAAAGCACTTCATATTATGGCAGAGAAGAGTGATGTTGATATCCAGCTTCTTGCAATGCCTGGTATTAGAGAAACCCAGATCACCGATGAAGCGATCACAAAGACCGAAGAAAGATTCGATGCACTTTATATCATGGACATTGAAGAAAGAGATGTTGACAATAATGTTGTAACAGCTTCAAATCAAGAAATTAGTGTTTCTAACACTGCTGAGGATTTACGAGGCAGGGCGCTCGATACATCGTTTGCGGCATGTTACTTCCCTGACACACTCATTCCGGATCCCAATACATTAACTAATGTTAGGGTTCCACCGTCAGTAAGTGTTATTGGTGCAATGTCATTAAACGACTCTGTTGCCTATCCTTGGTTTGCACCTGCAGGTTTCACCCGCGGAGCATTGAGTGATGTTTTTGATACAACTGTTAATTTTAATCGAGCAAATTTAGATGCACTGTATGAAACTGACATAAATCCAATCACTCAATTCCCAGGTCAGCCACATCATGTGATATTCGGTCAAAAAACGTTACAGGCTGCCGCGTCTGCTCTAGATCGAGTTAATGTCAGGCGGTTATTAATTGACGTTCGAAGAAAAGTTCGTCAGGTTGCTGACACATTCATCTTTGAACCAAATAGAGCAGACACTCTAGCAAGGTTCTCAGCTGCAGTTAATCCAATTTTAGCAGCAG